TAGCGCAGCCTGGGCGGTTTTGACCCCAGGCTCACCCTTGATGATCGGGCCTGCCAGATGGCTCGCCAGCATCCAGCTCACGGCCTGGGTAAAGAGCGGTGGAAAGCGCGTGCTGTCAGTCACCAGCGAAACGTAGCGCATGCTGGCCGCGTCGCAGTTAGTAAAGATCACGCGAGTGTTGTTGGTGTCGTTGCCGATCTCGTACTCGTACTCGTCAGCGTTCTCGTCGAATTGCCGCGCGCCGGAATAGATGCCGAGGATCGTCAGAAGATCGCCGGGGGCGGCGTAGCTATATTGCCAAGGATGCGCCGCAGGGACGATTAGAGCCGCGCTGGCAAGCTGCACACGCTTCACGGCAAAGGTCCAAGGGTGCATGCGCAAGAGCGTGTCGCGCGCGATAGGGTAAAAGCGGGCGCAATGCTCGGCCTGCACTGACCCCTCGGGCGGATCAATCGATGTGATATTGGCGCGGTCGCCAATATGGCTCAGAGCGAGATTGCAGATATCGATCACGCTGGCCATGTCGCGCCTCAAAGGATGACGGGAGGCCGAAGCCTCCCGCTAGGTTAAAGCAGTTCAGTCGCCTTTGGCTCAAGCTTCAAGGTCTTACGAGGCTCGGGCGCTGGCGGGGCGGGCGGTGTGACCTCCTCCCACCAGCTAGCCCGAGCTTCGTTAGCGACCTGAAAGACCGTGCCAGGCCGCACCCGTGAGCCGTTGTGGTATCCAAGCGCGGTTGCTCGCACGGTCTTCATTGGTCAGCCTCCGTTAGATGCTCGCGCCAGACGCATTAGGCAACGCCAGCCACTTGCTTGGGTCTTTGGTCAGGAACGCGTCGATCGTGCCCGCCGTGGTCGTCGTGGTAGCCGTGATGCACAAGACGCCGAGATAGCGCTCGTATGTGCCAAGCGGCAAAGCCACCATGGCGATCGTAGCGCCAGCGTTTAAAAGAGCGCTGTTTGCGGCAGCGTCGTCCGTGACGATCGTGCTGGTGTCAAAATGCACCGTAGCAGTTCCGTCCGTGGCGATCGCCGCAGCAGCGTCAGAAACAAGCTGGAAGCGTATCGTGCCGGCAGAGCCGCCAGTGATGATCTCGGTCGCGCCAGTCTTGATCACCAGAAACAACGGCTCACCATTGCCGATATCCGAGGTGGTCGAGCCGAGGTCGATTACGTCGCCAATCAGAGCAGTGCCAGCCGTGGCCGCCACCGACACGTTGTCAGCAAATTCAAGTCTCTCGTCCATAATCATTGTCGTATCTCCTACGCGGCTGCTATTAGGCCACGCCGGTTTCGGTGTTGAGGAGGGCGTCGCAGCGACGCACGGGGATGCCAGCGAAGGCCAGGACCAGCTTGCCGCCGATCTGTTCCATCGTGAGGGTCGAGCCCGCTACCTTTTCGAGCATCTGGCGACGCAGGAAGGAACGAGCGCGGCGGTTCATGTAAAACGCCGGACGGCCCAGGGTGAGGCTTGGCGGAACGTCAAGCGCTTGCGTCATGAGGTCCAGAAGGTCTGGGCCGGACGCCGCATCGCCAACGAGATCTTCGCTGTTGTATTGGATGCGGACGACATAGCGCCAGTCACGCACGGACAGGCCGCAATCCCAGCGATAGTGGGTGCGGTAGGCTTCCATGCGCCCGCCAGAACCGTCGATGTTCTCGATGGTCACCTGGCCCTTGTCGGCCATCTGCAAGCCGCCGACAGACGCCTTGGGGTAGATGCCGTGGCAAGTGTTCTCGCCCCAGCAGATGAGCCAGATCGAGGCGTTGTCACTGCCGTCAGGCTGGGCGTTGCCCTGGCGGATGATGTTCTCTCCGTTTTCCGCCGTCGAGAGGTTGAAGCGCGGAGCGAAGCCGGTGATCTCTTCTGGCGCGGTGGCTTCCGACGCATAAAACAGCGAGGACGCGAACTCTTGGTTCATGCCCTCGATGTGCGCGCGGTCTTCCGACAAGCGAAACGCCGCCGTGTTGCCGTTGAGATCGGCAAGGGCCTTGTCCACTTCGGCATACGCCTCAAGCATGCCGCAGGTGTCCGTAACCTGCACGGTGCGGCTCTTGGTCGGCTGCACGCCGCCATAGAGCTTGCGCCACGTCGGGGCCGGCAGGCCGGAGCGGATCGTGGTGCGGTGGCCGGTCGGAAGGTTGCCTTCCATCCAGACCATATCTTCAAGGATCTCATTCGTCTCGGCCAGGATTTCGACGATGGTGTCGATTTTGCCGTCAGGATCGAGGCGCTTGGCCACGTCCATCAGCGTGGGGTGAATGGTAGAGAGGGTTGCCATTGGGCTAGTTCCTTATGCGAGGTTGCTATTGTCATACATACGCCGGGCCGGATCAGCCGCACGATTGGTCGTGCGGGAGCCGGGAATCACAGCGTCGTCACCGATTGCTTTGCCGACCTTGTAGAAAAACCGGATGACTTCCGGGTGATTTCCTAGCCGGCTTTCGTTAAGCAGCGCTGTCAGCTCAGGGGTGCCGAACTGGCTCAAAGCGGTCTTGGCGACAGCGAGATTGGCCTCGCCGCCGATTTCCTTGTCCGCCTTTACCTGCTCGATCCACTGCGCCGTGGCGTTTTGGATCGCCTGCTCTTGCGCCTCGGCCCATCGCTGGGCTTGCTTGGCTCCAAGATCGGCGATCTTCTGCGCCTGGTCCAATGGCAACTTGAGGTCTTTGGCCAGGGTCTTCAGGTCATCAAGCGAGGTCGGATCAACCTCTAGACCCTCGGCAAACTGGAACGCATAGTTGACCTCTTCGCCGGTTTCTGCGGGCTGGTTTTCCGCAGGCGGCGTGTCACCGGCGGGGACCGGCTGCTGTGCCTCCGTCGCCGACGTCTCAGCGGCGGGGGCTTCCGTCGATGCATTGGCCTCAGCCGCCGTCATCAGCGTTTCGGGAACATCACTCATCTTTCAGCATCTCCAAGCAGGCCGCAGGCGCGTGCGTCCAAGCCTGGCGCAGCACATACAACCCGACAGCCCTTTTACCTTCTCGGTAGAAGGTTTCGTTGCCGCTGGCAAACGAAGACCGCGCCACGCCGCAATGATCGATCAGGTCTCGCATGATGCGCCGGCCCTTTTTGCTGGTCATCAGCCACTGCCAGTCTTCGGCCTCTGCTCGCCGATCCAAGGCGACAGCGTGCCGCCGGTCGTTCTCGGCGCGGTTCTGCGTTGGCAAATCGAAAGGGTCGAACTCGATCACTTCTTCTTCTTTCCAGCCTTGCTGAGAGCGATAGCCACCGCTTGCTTTTGCGGCTTGCCCGCCGCCATCTCGGTGCGAATGTTGGCGCTTACCGTTGCTTTAGATGAACCGCGCTTAAGAGGCATTGTCGCCGTCCCCCATGCGCAAAAGCTGAAGCTTAGCCCGCTCCAACAGCCACACCACTTCCGCGCCGTTGGCTTCGGATGACGCGAAGTACTCTTCGCCGTCATGCGTGTAGCCAACGATGACGACATCGCTCAGCTTACCAAGGGCGGCTTCCAGCACGCGCTCTGGGTTAAGCGATAGGCGGGTGACGATGGGGGCGTCGATGACGTTGGTCATTATTCCGGTTCATCCTTAGCTTAAGCCGCCTTTTCGGTGCGGATGTTGGCGCTGATGGTTTTGCTCAATGAGCCGCGTTTAAAGGGCATTGTAACGCTCCGGTTCTGGCGGGATGTCTGTTGCGTTGCCGCGCACGACTTCGCGCAAGGTTTCGCGCCATGCGAGCCATGCAAATGTTGGTGTTTTAGCCTGCGTCCAATGCCTAAATTCGACATAATCCGTCGCGTCAAGCAAACGCTGAGCAAGCCCGCTTGGCGCTTCAACAGCGCGTGCTGGCGGATTGCTTTCAACCCATGACGCATCTGCGCGAATTGGCAAATGCCAACCCATGCGTTCTCCTGTTGCAGAGTTGTAAAACCGCATGGGCCCTGGTTCTACGCGCTCTAAAAGCTCATCAATCGTCATGGCAGAGGCTCGCTCCAGATATTGTTGCCAACATTGTCGTTGCCCCCCGTCACAATTGAATAGCTTGCTCCCTCAAACAGATTATTACTGACACTCCAACCAGTGTTGCCAGCAACATTGAGGTAAACCTCAAAATTGGTGCTTGTCCGATTTGGCGTGTTGTCAAAGCTATTTCCCAACACGCGCCCGCCAGCACTGTCGACTGCAATAATGTGATTTAGCTGGTTGTTTCGGAAGGAGTTTCCTTGAATTAACGTGTTTGCGCCTCCAGAAGGGCCTGTAACCAAAACACCGTGCGCATTGTCTACAATGCGATTGCCGATAATGTGTGTCACTTGGCTGTTAAGCAAATTAATGCCGGAGCGGTTATCTCGCGGATTTGGCGATCCTGTTGTAGCGCTGCTGACGTATTGATTTGCAATGTTCACGTTGGTGCAGCTTTGCAGATATATGGCCGATTGCCCTGCGCCAGAGCCCGAACCGCCTAAATCGCATCCGCCGTTTTGCACGTTAACCGCGTCCCAGCCGCGCATGCGAATGTCAGTTTGTTGTTTGAACACGCTAACACACTGCAACACATTGAGGGTGTTTGATATTCCGCCGCCGACTGTATCATCTGCGTAAACGAAATAATCGCCGTTCAAGCTTGTGATGTTTTCAAGGTTTATAAAAGACGCGCCGCGCGTAAAGAAAAAGTCTGTTAGGTTGTCAACATGATATGCTTGCGAAAATGCTCCTGAAGCATATCCCATTGACACGCCCCGCCAAAACCCGCGCATTTCGCAGTGGGTCATCTCTAAGCGGCTGTCATCATAAGTTGAATCAGGCC